CATATTTAAGAATCTATTTTTTCTTAGATTTTTTTGATGACTTTTTCTTTGGTTCTGATTGTTTTTTTACTGAGCCTAATAGGGACTTCCCCTTTACTACTTCATAGCCTTCTTGAGCCAATTTAGCAGCCTTATCTGGCTCTGAAGTATGCTCATAATGATTGCCTTTTTTTAATACTATCATAATTTTCCTTTTAAATAATGGGGGCAGAATAAACTACCCCCAAAATTTATACATTTTGCTAACCTACGGATTCTCACCGCTCTTACTTGTAATAGGTCTATTATGGCAAAAGTTAGCAATTTCAAGGTTTAAGGATTAAGAAACTCAATTCCTTTAACATGGTTACTTGTAGTAATAACTGCACCATAGATGATGTCTGCAACCACTTTAGTTCCCAAGTAAGATACGTCATACTCTGATTGTACACGAATGTCCTGCTGCACCGCTACTGCGATAGCTGATTTATGCACAAGGTATGCCGCTTCAATTCCAGTTGAAGTTGTAGTAGGAATCAAAGAACTAGTAAATACTGGAATGCCAAAAAGATTTCCAACTTGCCCAGTATCAATTACTGCATTATCATTACCAAATCCAACTCCTGTTCCTGAGTTATTAGTAACAAAGGCTTTAGAGTTCAATAGATCAGCATAAATAAGTGGATTCACAAAGAATGCACATTCATCTGCTGGAATATCATTACTATACAATGTTCCAAGAGCTGTTTCTACATCTGCGTTAGACATAGAATTATCAGCCGCCAATGTCTGAGTTGTTCCCAATGTTTGAAGCAATGCTTCTATCTTGGTGTCCACAGCTTTTGCCAATGCGTAAGCCATTGATTGAGCATACTTAGAAAAAAGCTGCTCATTTGACTGCACAAGAGCAATATCTTCAAAAAGCTTTGCTGCGTATTTGTGTTGATCGATCGCTAGATCTATATCTGTTTCAACATTCGCTGTATATTCAACTGATGTATTAGCTGATTTGTCAGCACTCGCTACTTCTTGAACTGTAGGAATATGAAGAGTATCTCCTCTTCCCTGCACCAAGCTTGAGTAATCATCAAAGAAAGGTTTAAGGATTAAAGATTTCTCAAAGTATCTATAAACACCATCTGCCCACAGCTCAGGCACGAAAACATCAACATCAGATTTCTGCGTGACATCTCCTGTAAATCCGTAATAATTAGCCATTTAAATTCTCCTTTATAAGAATCATTTGCTATTCATAGCGTAGCTCTTAACAATGTCTTTCCAGTTAGCTTGTCTTTCCGTCCTGTCCATCTTTGTCCAGTCTTTATTGTTTGGATTGACTGCTCTGGCTGGAGTTCCGCTTGTTGGAGGTACGCCATCATTCACATTAATTAATTTAGAGTGCAGGGTTCTTAATTGTGGAAGCGATAAACTTCCAAATTGCTCTCTGTCACTCTCTTCAAAATCTGCAAGAATCCTTTCACGCTGGTCAGCTTCATCTTTTTTAAAGGCTTCTACAATAGGTTCCATTTCCGCAAGCTTTGCAGCTCTTTCTTCAGCTAGTTGTTGCCATTGGTTCTGTTCTTCTAATTGCTTTTGCCTATCAGCTTCACGCTGTTTTTCTATCTTTGCCAATTTAGCTTCAGATTCTTGTGCCCTCTTCCTGTACTTTTTAGATTCTTGTACTAACTGACCATAGTCGGGTTCTACGGAGTTATTCTGGCTATCAGGAGCCACCTCTGTCGATGTTTGCTTTTCAACCACAGGCTGCTCGACATACGGCTTAGGCTGGGTTTCCACACTCTGGGATTTTGTTTCTTCAGACATTCTGTCCTCTTCTTTGTTTATTTAATTTAATAATAGATATATCTTTTTTAAAATAGGCGAATCTTATTTTTTATTTTCTTGCCTTAATAAAGGCTTATCTAAGTTTTCTCCCCTATAAGTAGCAGGAATTAACTGACATCTGCAATTAAACTGACATATAGAAAAGCCTGACCTCGGAAGCCCTACTGTTTTAAAATATTCCATAACATCTGTTTCTCCATGCCTATCTTCGCAATCTATACAAACACTTTTGTCTCCTACGCTTACCCATGTATATTCTTTTACCCCTGCTTCTTCAAATACTTTCCTAGAAGATTTATTCGCTGCCATATTCATTCCAGCTTTAACTTTACTCTTTACTTGATTTCTATAATTTCCAAACAATCTTCCCCCTGTATTTAGATCTCTCATTAAAACTTGCTTAATAGCATCCTTACTCATTCCATTTTCTAGCATAGTATTAATTAGCTCATCTAAAGTAAGCGTTATCTCAGCAGCAGTCTTAGATAGTTGAGTAGCAATTATGATCTCTAGAGCTACATCTTCAGGCATTTCTTAAAACTCTATCTATTTTTAATTCAATAGCCTTCATTGCTTTCTTTTCAGCATCTTGAGAAATACCAAACCACTTTCTCTCAGGAACACCATCCCCACGCTGGTGGAATCCTCCTATTTGCTGATTAGTAACCTTTCCTCTTTTTTCTTTTCTTCCTGGATATAAAATAACCTCTTGCTTCTTGGCTGTAGCTCTTTCTATTACAAGGTTTCTCATTTTGCCAGTATTTACTAATATCTGATCAAATCCTTTTGCTTCAATAGTTGAATCAGCTAACTCTTGCATTCTATTTCCATCTACTCCCATTCCTCTTTCAAGCCTTGTTACATGGTCTTTTCTTATGATTCTACCAGCTTCATTTAATTCCTTAGTGAGCTTGAGATTTATTCTACCTAAGTTAAATTTTTTTCTTATATCAATGTTTAAACGCATCAAGACCTCTTTAGAATTTCCTTTGCAAACTTTTCTCCTTCCTTAGATGCTTTTTCTATTTCTGGCAAATGCTCATTAAGAAAAGCATCACTAAGTGCCATTAAATAGCTTTCAGGATCTTTTAATAGATCATCAAGGTCTATTGCTTCAAGTATCTTATCTGCATCATCTACTATAATATCATCTAGTTTATCTAATTTATCTAGATATTTATGTACCAATTGTGCCAAGCTTTCTTAATCCTTCAAATGCTGGTTGTTGTGGTTGAGTTGCTTCTCTCTCTGCAACTGCTTCTTCTCTTACTTCTCCAAGCTTTGTTTCTAGCTCTTCATCTGTCATATCTGGATTGAAATAAAGCAGCAGGTCTTTCTTGCTCATTATACCATTTGCCATCTTCCAATCAAGCCACGCCCTTTCTTCTTGAGGAGACATAGGATAAGATACTTCACCAAAGTCTACAGCATAATCTTCTGATAAATTTATTACACCATGCACTTCAAGGATCCTTCTATCTATCTCATACCTGTTATGCTCCCATTCTCTAAATAAAGACTCATCGCTCTTCCTAGCTTCTAGGTTCTCTATTTCTAGGATTCTTAGAGCTTCACCTGAGGGGGTGCTTCCTCCCGACTCACCCCATCTTATTCTTAATTGATTATTCTCTGCTGTTTGGTTCGCCATTGCCTTAACTGCTTCTATCATTTCATTAAGGCTTCCCGAAGGGCTTTGATAACTAAATGTTGCCCCTTCTGGCAATATTAAAGCCGTATCAACTCCCGATTTTAATTTTCCTTGACCTTCCTCTATGCCTGTAAATACTGGCTGCCCCAACCTAAAGCGTGTGCTTAATGCAATTTCTGTCATTGCAATCCCTATATGAAGAGCAGCTCTTGTAACATCATAAGCACTAGATGAATACATGGCTCTCGATATAGGATTAATTCCGTAAGGGTTGATCATATCCTCATTGCCCTGCACAGCATATCTCTTACCTTTTTCATCAAATTCAAAGTGCATACCAGCCATTCCATCTCTATCTTCAGACCAGAATACATATCTTTTATCATCAGAGTTACCTTCTATTTCATAACTAAAACCATACGGCTCTGATTCTCCATAGAAATAATACTCTTTAACATTAGGCAATACTTCATACTCAAGCCTTTCTTTTCTTTCGTTGTATCTCGACTTAAACCAACAGCACCCAAGCAACCAAGCCAATTCAGCAAACTCTCTTGTCTTTGAATTTAATTTATAAGCTACCTCCTTATAATCTTCATTTATCTCCCCTCCTATTGCCCTATCTGGATTTTCCTTATATAGCATCATTCTTGCTTTAGCAAATCTGGATACGCAAGATTGAACAAATGGAGGAACTTGCTGAAGGCTATCGCTGGCAAACCATTGTTCAAGGTGAATATCTAAATTCTGATTATAATAAAAATCTAAGGACTCCATAAGCTGAAGATTTTCTTTCTCAAGATAATTCTTATACGCATCCCTTACGCTCTCTAATATTACGCCCTCTGATAATTCAGGGATAACTACTCTGTTTACTGACTTGCCGAAATTATACATCTTTTTTATTCCTCTTGTATTGATTAGCAGTCCTCCCTTGCTGTTTTAATAATTGATTCTTCTTCAATCTTTTCCTCTTTTTATCTTTTGCACGCTTATTAGGCATCACCAACTAATGCTTGTTCCAATCATTTTTCTTATCGGGAACTTATGGCTTATGGCATACGAGCAAGCATCTAAGGCATGAGTAAGCTCTATCTGGCTCTTATCTAACCCACCCCTTTTATCTCTTTGACATTGCTCTAGGTCTTTAATTAAATAAACGCAACTAGGATCTATTGTCATACTCACCTTGCCTTCCGCATCTTTTAGCTTCCTATTTAGAGCGTTTAATCTGTCTATGTGCGAAGGGTGAGCTTTTTTCGCCCTAATTAAAAATCCATGATCTCTTAATATCTGATGGTCGCTTCTTCTGCTGGTTGTGCTTCTAGCTTTTCCAGCAGGGTCGGGATACGCTTCTATGTTTGGAGCAATCTTTTTCATTTCAATAGAAAGCTCTTCTGTATTGCTATTCTTTAATCTTAGCTCATCAAAGAAATGAATAGTGCCGTCTGTATATTGGCAGGCCAATACTGCCGTCATATAATCTACGTTAAAATCTACACCCCACCAAAGATAAGAAGAAAGCTCATTTGATTGAACGCAATGGGTCTCCCTATCAAAGTTATATGCAGCTCTATTGCCCGTTGTTTCAAAGCTGCCCTCAAACTCTTGCCTAAAGATAACTTCATCCATTGTCCTCTTAGCTCTTTCTATTTCCTCTTTAGGAACAAAGCCCCCATCTATGGTCTTGAATTGCCATGACCTCCAATCAGATTCAGCTTGCCCTTTAGAATATAGCTCATACATAATATCATATCCGCTTGGAGTACCTATAAATAAAACTTCGCCCTGAGTAGTTGCCAGCATTGGATAAATGATCTCTTCCCATACATGAGGTTTTATATATGCCATTTCATCCATTACTGCTTTGGTTAATTCAACGCCCCTCAAATTATGTTCATTGTCAGCCCCTTTAACTGAAAGCTCTGCTCCATTATCAAATATAACGCTCATCTCTGATTCATTCAGCTTGGCATTTTCAAAGCCCTTGAACATTTGCCTGAGAATAGGAAAGACAATCATCTTGCCCTGGCGGTAGGTTGGAGTAATAAACCATCTTCTCTCGTTGGGCTTAAAAGAATCTTTCAGCAAATACATCAAGCTTAATATGGTCTTCCCCCAGCGTCTCCCAGCTACAATCACCTTAAACCGTGAAGGATCATCAAGGATGCTTTTTCTTGTTTGGTTAACTGTCCATTGAATCATCTATTACCATCACTTGTATCGGCTCTGATTTGGTTGTTCTCTCCTGCCTTTCTAATGCTTTCCCCTCTAATCTCTCTACAATGAATTGAATGGCTCTTAGATCCCCCCTTTCTGCTAATTGAAATAACTTAGATACAACTACTTCCCTTCTTTCTTTTTCGCCTTGCTTTGTAAAGCTATATTCTTTTATAAGGTCTGTATAGGCATTTCTTCTTCCATTGGGATTTCCAGACTCTCCCTTCTTCCATCTATTGCCAAGAGTGTTTCCCTTAGCGAAGCCGCCAGAATCCTTATGCTGCTTATGTTTGTTCTGTGTTTGTTTACTCATATTCTACTAGAGCCATCATATAAGCTTTATTTAATTTATCTATAAGATCCTTTACTTTATGAGTGTCGATCTCAAAAACATCAAATTCTAAACGATAAACTCCTGTGCTTTTTAGATTCTTTATCCCAACAAGCTCAGTTGTTAAAGTTATTCCTTCTCTATTTTTTGCCACGCTTTGATTTCTTTTTAGCTGGCCTTCCCTTTTTAGATCCGTAAGTTCCCTTGCCTTTTGGCATTTCATATCCTTTATTTTATGACTTTATAAGTTATAAATGAATCCTATTATATTAAAAATAGAAAAGCCCCAGAATTAACTAGGGCTTTTTTTAGTGGTTTAGTGGTTAGTTATTAAATATCGAATGTTTCCATAAAATCATTAACTGCATCATTATGTACCTCTTCAGCATCCATAAAGCCAAGATGCCTGTCTTCATCATCTGCCTGACATTGTTTTTCGTGATTGTGTTCTGCATCTGTTAGCACTTTACCCTTTGAAGCATTTTCCTCTTCTTCAAATAAACCATGTTTGTAAATAAAACCCAACTTTTCATCTTCAAAAACTGAATCAATACTAAACCTAACTGCATTTCCCTTTGGTGCTTTCAAGCCCTTCTCTTTCTCTAGTTCTTTAAGGTCGTTTCTTACTTCATCAAGTATGTCTAAGGCTTCTTTGATTTTAGCTTCATGTTCTTTTGTTATCATGTTCTTAGCTCCTTTTTTTATTTTAAATTGATTTGTAAAAGATGTATCTATTAAATGCGGCATGATACATATTCTTTGCCTTAAGATCCGCCTGCTTATACTCAGGAATAAGAAAATACTTTTCCTTTGTATCAATAAGCTTTTCCAGCCCTAGCTCAGAAAGGTCAGCTTTGATCCAGCCTTCATTGATAAGATCTCTAGACACTTTATTTAATCCACCTATGTAGTTATTAATAGATTTAGTAGATAGCTTTGAATGTTCAGAAAGCCAATCTCTAAAATCGCTATACGCTTTTTTCATTTTATTCCTCCCCGAATTTATGAATGTAAAAGTTTGCTGTTATTGTTATGTAATTATAAGATGATTGATCGCCAAAATGCCAGTCATCTAACTCTATATCATGCAGGTCATCATCATGGAAATCATACTCATCATCTCTATCTGCTTTATATCTAATGTTTCTAATAATGACATCTTCAAATGTATCGTCATTATTTCTTAGCTCCTGCTGCCAGATCTTAAATTCTATTGTATGCTGCTCCATTACTTTCCCTCCAAAACTTCTAATCTAGCTTTTCCGCATTTCCATTCTGTTCCATCTTCAGCCCTTAATGTCCATTGCTTCCATTCATCATTCAATACTTCAAATACTGTTCCTCTCTCAAAAGCTTTGGCCTTTAAATGAAATATCCCTTTAGTTCCATTGCCTTGAGCTGTGCCATTTGCTGCAGTTAATTGAGTTTTCACTCTTAATCTGGCTTTTTTCATTGTTTTCCCCTGTTTTTCTGTTTTATTCATAAACAAAACTAATGATTTTAAATGACATTTGCAAGCCCTTTCCTAAGCCTTAGCTAAGGGTTAGTGATTGCCTAAAACATTCCAAAACAACACTTTTCCCTTAGATTCTTTTTCACATATCTCCCAAGCCTTTCTATCATAATTATTGCAAGTAGGAAATGGGCTTTCGTATTTGCTTTCCTTTTTAAATTCGTAATTACATTCGTGCAAAATAACATTATCATCATAATCCTGCTTTTGATTTCTGCTTTTTAGCCCTACTATAACTCCGTTTATCAATGCGTCTGGAAAGGCTTTACTCAAGCATCTTGCAAGCATCCCTGAGCCAACTGCACACCAAACCTCATCAAATTCTCCGTATATATCTTTTACTGATTTCATAAAATTAACAAAAGGCTCTTCTGCTTTTTTTACATCAAACCCAAGAGGGAGAAATAAGGCGTTATTTTTTTCCGCATACTTTCTCGCTTTTGACTGCACATGAGTCATGTATCCAAAAGGAACCATCCTAATGTTTGCCCCATTATCTAAACAAGCCTGCTGCCTTTTATTTAGCTTTTTTGTTTCAGCATAAAACAAAGTTATTTTCCTATTAAAATGTTTTCCAAATACAGACAAAGCATAAGGTGCCCCACCACAAGTTGGTGCACCAAACACTATCTCTTTAGCATCTTCTATGATATATGGAAGAAATCTAGATTTTGATCCACCGTCTAAAAGATCATCTCTTAATACGTAAATTCCTTTATGGATTTTTATTATCGGGTTTTCTAAAAAATAATCATTCATAATATTACGTCCATCACTAAATTAATTCTATCAATGGGAGAATCATTCACTACTCTGTGCGGCTTTCTTTGATCTAAATAAAAAACATAATTTCCTGTAAAGCTTCTTTCTATTTTCAACCCTCTAAGCCCCCATGCATAATACTTTACTTTTTCATGCGAAATTATTGGCAAATGCAACCTAACTATTTTTCCAGA